GTCGTCGCGCGATGTGGAAAGGCAGGGGCTGAAGGTCGAGAAGACAAACAAGGACAACCTGAAAGATGTGCCGCGAACCGTGCGCGTTGTCCGTGCAGGACGAGCGGCGGGCGAGGTGCGCGTCAATCTGCCGAGCGTAAGGTTCAGCGGCAAGGATGCCGCCGGCAAACCTTTCACGATTCAGCCGTCGCCAGGCTTCAGTTACAACGCCGGCCAGAATTGGCCGCGGTGGGATCCGCTGGCGGGCCTGCCAGACAAGATTGGCGGCAAGCCTCGTCGTGGCGGCAAGTATTCAGCGGATGTGGCATGGATACCGAGCGGCGACAAAAGTCAGTTGATATGGGAGGATTACGGCTTGAGGTCGTGGGCCGCGAAGAAGAAACTGCCAGATGCCCCGAAGATTTACAAGGGTGTAAAGAGCCTTGATGAAGTGTCTGTCAGGCTACTCGGAGACAAGGCCCGCAGGATGGTGAAAACGCCGGTCGAAGACATGGCAATCACGCGGGACAGTTTGGCCTATTTCGCAGGCAAAACAGATGGGCGTCAGAAATATGTCAACTTCATCGTGCCGACACTTGAGGAAGCAGACGAGGTCTGGCTTGTTTATTACCCTCAAGACAGAGCTTACAGGAAGCGATATTTGAAGGCATTCCGTGGAGAAGGGGGTGAGCACATTATTGTGATCGCCCGTGAGAACGCGGACGGCACACTGTTCTTCAATGCGCTCAAGACATCGGACTTGAAGTATATGGATAGGCAACGCCGGGGTGCGTTACTTTACAAGGCTGCGGAATGAGGGCGGATCGGAGCCTCGGGCCGCAAGGGTCAATCTTGCGTAGGCGTCCCATCAGGTCATTGGCATTGCCGCCCACCATCAGATCTGAGCTCCGCCCTCAACTGGACTATACCACAAAATCCGGGCGGGCTACAGGCCATCTGCCGGCGAGATTGTCCCGCTACGGCCCGCAGGCTCGCCCGGATTCCCGCCAAAACGCCAAAAACCGGGCCATTTCATGGGCCGGGCGAACGTACGGCGATTTGCGGGCGTTTCTCCGTCCAGATGGGTCAAGGGGCGTCCGAAATTTTTTGATAGTTTTCAATAACCTTTTGATAGCTTTTGAACGGGGTTCCGGGTAGGGGTTGATGGACTATCGGGTTGAGATAGACGACGAGAGTATCCACCGGCGGCTGGGTTACCTTCTGAGGGCCACGAATGACCTGACGCCGCTGATGGGGAGCATTGCCGGGATGTTGAGCGATGGGGCCAAGAGAGCCTTCGAGGATGAGCGCGCGCCGGACGGCAGCGGATGGGCGAAGGTGTCGGCGGTCACCATCGCCCTGAGCGAGAAATCGGGGCATACCCCAATCAGCATACTCCAGCGTAGTGGCCATCTGGCGAGGTCCATCAGTTCGCAGGTGACGCCAACCTCGGTATCCGTCGGCACCAATGTCATCTACGCCGCCGTGCAGCAGTTCGGCGCGGCAAAGCGCCAGTTCAAGGGCGTCGCCCCATGGCGCCGCATTCCGGCACGCCCGTTTCTGGGGCTTTCCGACGATGCCCGCGATGAAATCCGCGAATTGGCCGTCCAGCATATCCTTGCCACTTTCGGGCGCGCCTGACCGCCCGGCCTTCGTGTGAAATATTTCACACTATCGTCGCGCGTCGCGACAGCGGACAATCCCGCCCCATGAACATTATCGAAGTGTTCCAGGCGGGCCAAATCCCGGAATTGAACGAGGCCGTGATGCGCGAGGTCGTTGACAACTACGACCCGTCCGAGCAGGAGGCGCCGCTGGTTCTGGGCCACCCGGCTGACAATCAGCCTGCATTTGGCTGGATAAAACAGGTCTTCACGAAGGGCAAGCGGATGTTCGCGGCGGTGGACGAGATTGACCCGATTGTGACGGACATGGTGCGAAAAGGCGCTTACAAAAATGTCAGCGTCTCGTTCTACAAGCCCACCGCGTCGGGAACCCCGACGCCCGGCAAATGGTGCCTGCGCCATGTCGGCCTGCTCGGCGCCGCGCCGCCGGCCATCAAGGGCCTGGAGAAATTGCAACTGGCGGAACTCAGCGACAACGAGGAGGAAGTAATCATCGTGGACATGAACGAAGGCGACAAGAAAGGTCTGCTCGACCGGTTCAGGAAATTCCTGAGCGCGGACGCAGACAAGGCGGACCTGGCTGAAGAGGATTTGTTCCGGGCGCTGGCAGACGCCTGGAAGAAGAAGGCGCCGAATGACCTGGCCGACCGCATCGCGCAGATGGACGCGACGCAAAAGGCCAGTTGGATGCTGAACAGCATGGCGGATTTTATGGGGCTTGAGCGCGACGACGCGCTCGCGCTGCTCAAACAAGATTCGCAACCAGAAACCGACGCACAGGAGGAAAACATGAGCGAAGCAGATAGGGCGCAACTGGAGGCGCTGCAAAAAGAAAACGCCGAACTGAAAAAGGCGCAGGCTTCGGCCTCGCGCGCGGCGATTGTGAAATTCGCCGAAGAGCAGGAAGCCGCCGGCAAGGTGCTGCCGAAGGATAGGCCCGCGCTGGTGGAAACGCTGGTAACGCTGAAAGAGCGCGACGACGGCGGCGTCGTGTCGCTGGCCGAGAACGAGGACAAGACCGACCTGGCCGACTGGCTGATGCAGCAGATCGCCGGGCAGGCGCCGCAGGTTGATTTCAGCGAGCGCGCCGGCGAACGCGGCGAGCGCGTCGGGCGGGCCGCCGGCATGAGATCGCCAGAGGGCCGTCCGATTGACCAGGCGCGGCTGGCGCTGCACGAAGAAGCAATGAATCTGTCCGAGGCGTCGAAGATTCCTTACGAGGACGCGGTGCGGCAGGTGGAACAACGGATAACGCATTGAGGAGGCAGACATGCAAGCAGCTACTGATGTATTGACAATATCTATCGAGGCGTCAGCCGCGATAACGAAGAACCGCTTCATCACCGCCGGCGGCGCGGTTCCGGCGGCGGGCGCGAATGTGCTCGGCGTCGCAATCGCCGACGCCGCGGCCGACGGGCAGGTGCCGGTGCAAACACTGGGCGTCGCCGTCGTGGAAGCCGGCGGCGCGATTGCCGCGGGGGTGGCGGTATCAACCGCGGCAACCGGCAAGGCCGACACGCAGAACGCCGCCGAAAAGACGGTCGGGCGCGCGCTGGATGCGGCAGCCGCCGACGGCGATTTGATTCGAGTCCATTTGATACCCAACTGAGGAGGAACCAGAAATGCCAGGACAGCAAACACCAGGACAAGCGCGGGTCATTGACCCGGTGCTGACGACAGTCGCGCGCGGCTACCAACATCCGGACGCCGTTGGCGGACATCTGTTCCCCGATGTGGATGTGCCGGCGCGCGGCGGCAAGGTCATTGAGTTTGACAAAACAGACTTCAAGAAGTTCAACACGGTTCGCGCGCCGGGCGCGAAGATGGAGGAGGTTCAGTTCGGGCATGTCGGCAAGGATTACGCTATCAACGATCACGGCATCACCGGCAAGACGCCGATTGAGCTGATGGAGGAAGCCTCCGCGGTTCCGGGCAGTGAGCTGGGGAAGCGGGCCGCGACCGGCGCGCTGAACATTTTGGCGCTGGAAAAGGAGCGCGAGCAGGCGAAACTTGCGACGACCGCGGCGAATTTTGACGCGGCGCATGTGTCGGCGCTCGCCGGCAACAGCCGGTGGGACAACGCCGCGTCAGACCCGTCGCAAGACATCGCCGCCGGCGTCGAGAAAATCCGCTCGGCTATCGGCATGAGGCCGAACACGGCGATCATCGGGGGGAAGGTCTATGACAAGGCGCTGAAGCATCACCCGAAGATCATCGACCGCATCAAGCACACCAGCCGCGATTCTGTTACCGCTGAAATACTGGCGACGCTGTGGGACATCAAGAAGGTCTGGATCGGCGACATGATCGCGTTTGATGATGACGGCGAGACGCCGGAAGATGTGTGGGGCGAAAATGTGGTTTTGGCATATACGCAGCAGGGCACGATAATGGACTTCGGTCAGCCGTCGTTCGGATTCACTTACAAATTGGCGGGAACGCCGATGGTGGAAATGCCGTACTACAAAGATGATGTTCGCTCCTGGATGCACCCGGTCGTCGTGTGCTACAAGGCGGCCATCGCAGGCAAAGACGCGGGCTACCTGATCCGCGATGTCCTGAATTGAGGGTGCGGCGATGAGCGTGACTAATGCGGCAGTGGTGGTCGGCGTTATCGCCGCCACACGCCTGAAGCTTGGAGACAGGCTGTACGAGCCTGGCGATGCGCTGGAACTCCCGCGCGACGACGAACTGGCCCGGCTGCTGGACGGCGGCGCCGTGGAGCTGGCGACCGACGCCGGCGCAAATGCCGGCGGCGGCGGTGGCGGCAACGGCATGACCGTCGCCGAGGCCATCGTCGCGCTGGCCGCCGGCGTCGCCGCGGGCGACATCTCCGACGAGGCGGCCTACACGAAAAGCGGCAAGCCGGACTGCAATGCGCTGGAAGGCATCATCAAGCGTGAGTTGTCTGCGGCTGAACGCGACGAGGCGTGGGAGCAGGTGCAGCAGTCGGGCGACGGCGGCGCCGGAGGCGGCAGCCAGGAGTAACCATTGGCGCGCTATGTTCAAGTCGCCGATCTGGTCGCGCGTTACGGCAGCGACGAAATCGTCCAGCTGACCGACCGCAACAACAACGACCAGATTGACGAGGCCGTCGCCGAAGACGCGATTGAGGAAGCCGAGGCCGAGGC